CCGACCAGACAAAGGCAGCAATGGTTGCGTTAGCTCGGGAGGGGATCATGCCCATGCTGCAGGTTCACGATGAACTGGCATTGAGCGTCAAGACAAAGGAAGAAGCGCAGCGTGCAGCAGAAATTATGGCAACGTGCGTGAATATGCAAGTCCCCAGTCGGTGCGATGTGGAAGTCGGACCGAGCTGGGGTGAGGCTAAGTAATCAGCGGACGCGCCCTTCAAGGCGGTCTGCTACCAACTTGGCGTAGCCGGCAATATCTAGCCAGTGGTCAACCACATCAGGATTGCCGTTCACAATGCGGCCAATCTTGTGGATGATCATGTCCATGGCTTCGGCCTGATCATGTGCCAACGTTTTGTCACGATTGTTCAAAGCGGCTTGTACAACACGTTTCAACATCTGCATGACTTCAGCGCCCTCGATGAACTTACCGTACTCCACGGCCCGAGCGTCAAGGGTTGCGTCTACCTCGTCTTCATACATCTCAATTTCCATTTTTGCCTCTTGCAGGCTTTCGACCGCCTGTGCGTATTTCACAGGATCAATTCCCAATTTCTTAAGGAATACGGAATCATCTACAGGCGCTGCAGGAGCAAGTGTGGCCAACTGCTCAGACCTCTTGGGGAACACAAAGCCTTTTTTCTTCATCGTGTTGCGCAGAACATAGATGGACTGCTTGGTCAAACCGAAGCGCACTGCTACCTCATTTGGTGCTGCAGCAGGATTACTCTGCATAAATGAGCGGGCTTTTGCGGTTCTTGTGTTTTTACGTTTAGTTGCTTTCATATCGGACTCTCCTCATATTGCGATAAATCGCGTTGGGTTGGTTTAGGGAATAACTTTGGGTCAAGTCTTGTGAAAGGCCACCACGCCTTCAGTTGTTCTTGGCTCAAAGGTTTTTGGGGCTGCTCTTGGGGTTGCAGCTTCTTGTGTTGTTTTAAAGACTTCATAATATTTCTTAGGCATCGGTGCCTTCTTATCTAACAAATTCCGGAGCCATTCCGCTCCGCCTAGTTGGTTAAAGATCATCCACTGCCGGTCAGACATCCTCACTTGTCTTCCTCGCAGTGGCTCCGGTGGTTTTGGTCTTGGCATGTTCTTTTAAATTCCTTGTTGTTACTCTTTTGGTCCAACAGCAAGCGCAAATCCATCTTGCTGCACTCATTTGAATCCCACCTTCCGGTGGACGCATCTCTTCACATTTATTGCAAAGTTGATATTTATGCACTGGTTGATTGCTCCCAAGCGCCAGATGTTGACTAGTAAAGCTCACGTTTCATGCTCCGAATATAGACAGTGAAACTATCTACTGTGTCAGGGCCAAACGCTGTGAACTTCTCAATTTCCCTAGCCACCTCTTCGATGACCACGTTGCGAACCTTTTCAGTGATCTCGTTCCTGTCTAACTGCGTTTCGACCATCTGGCGCTTACGCCAACCCATGGCCTTCTCCCAAATACTTAGTTCTTTCATGTGTTCTCCCTGTTAAAAAACCATTTCCATTTACGTTTCTTGGCAATCTGTACAAGCCTTTCCGCGGCATACTTCTCAACAGATATTCCCATCTTGCGCGCTATCTCTACTTCATCTCGCATCAAAATGATCTTGCCAATCTTGTCTTCGCCCCTTACCTTTCGGACAATCATTTGTCTTCCTTAAGCTTGGCTTCTGCCTGTTCCATCATGCGTCGATAGATTTCAGGATCCTTCTCTTTAAGCCGCCCCAAAAACAGCGGCAGCCATGTTTCATCGGTAGGCAGATTGCGCATCAATTCACCTAGTTCTTTGTATGTGGTCATGGTTTATCAATCAATCAATGTGCGAATTACGTTTTTTAATCTGACAATTTCTTGTGCTTGTTCTTCAATATTTTTTACAAACTCTTGAACTTTTTGTGTTTTTTCTTTTTTTAAAAACTTTGTACTTAACAAAGAAAATGCGTGACCTTGTGTTTTAAAACTATGGTTTAAAAAATCTTCTAACGCCAAACGATTTTCAAGACGGGGCACTGCGCCTTTTTCCCATCGCGCCAAGGCCTGTTGTTTGACAGGAGTTTTTGAAAACTCTGAAAGCTGACGACAAAATTCTATTTGGGAGTAACCCATTAGTTTCCTGTCATTCTTAAGAGCCGCCCCAAATTCTTTCCATGGTTTAATTGTGGTCATCCGTTTTTCTCCTCATACTTATTGCACTCTTCCAACCAAATAGGGTCAAAGTTCCACGGCCAATGGAACCAACCCTTCTGCGCAGCACGAGCATTGCCAGAGATCTGCGCCTTGGGCTCCAAGCATTGAATGTGATGGGTCATGGGCAAAGGATCATGGTTCACGCATTTGTGGCAGTCAGGCTTGCTCATACTCATCCTTTATCTTCTGACGATTGATCATGGCCTGCATGGGATCGGTATCTCCCATCAGCACTTCAAGCAGCAGACGATCTATTGCCTTCAAATGCTTTTCCAATGCCGCGTTCTTGGTAACCATCTCCCCACAAGCGGCAACATATGGCCGCAGGATTTCTAGTTCTCTTTGTTCAGTCATTTAAATTCTCCTTTTGTCTTGCCTTCATCATTGCATCTGCATAGTGGTAAGCCATGGATGCCGCATCATTTATATTGAACGACTCCGCATCGTTCATTTCCTTAATTGCCATAGGCAGCGCGGCTGCAGCAAAGTAATCGCGCAAAGTCATGCCGGTGTGAGGCCCTGCGTTGCCATAGGCTTCATTTGGAAATGCAAATTCAGTCATACAACGTTCCTCATCTCTTCAAAATAAATAGGCGCATCCTGCTCAATCCGAAAAATCACATCCGGATGCAAAACCCCGCTCAAGTCCACATTACTGTTAGGCAAGAACACCGAAATCAAAGTCCACACCTCAGGGTAGTCCGGCTCCAACTTCATGCCAGACATGGGCTCCACCGACCCAACTTCAGCCGGCTCATACTCAAACAAGCACCGCAGCGCTAAACCCAACTCATCACACTCATACAAAAATTCATGCATACATCACCCCATCAAAGTTATTAAAAGAATTGCCAAGATTGTTGAACCAAGGATCACGGGCCACGCAGGGGCCGGTTGGTGAATCGAGCCCGTACCCAACAATGCTGCCTGAATGATCTCTTCCGAGGATGTCATCTCAGGAGGCGGTGGTTGGTATAACAAACCAATCTGCACCTTCCCCGTGTTAAATGGCGTCAAGCACTGATTCGTGCGCTTAACAGGCACATAGTTGTCAGCATTAGTGATCATAGGATGGGCCTTTCATGTCATTCTTGGCCTTCATCGCATCGTTGTATGCATGCTCAAAACCCTCCAAAAACTTGTCCAGAGGCACACTCAATTCTGCTGTCAAAATGGCTGAGGAGACAAGGCACGCGAACCACGCCTCCGATGGTTTGCCAAAAGTAGTTGCGCAAAAGTTAAGCAAAGTCTGCGCATTGTCCATGATTTGTCCAATGTCTTTATCCGTAGTATCCGTGTTTTTAGTCATATCACTATCCTTTCTTTGTTACAGTGGTTTGTCCACCTTTTATCTAAGTGGACAGGGTTATTATCACGCTTTTATCTAGTTAGGTCAATTACTTGGAATGTACTATTTACTAGGGGTTTTCCCTTGGTTTTGGGGTTTTAGTGTGCTGCATTATGGTACTGGGTGGATATACAGTGGTGGATTTGGATGGGATGGGGGACCGCGGACCGAGGGTCAAAAAGGGGAAAAATGGCTCAAAAAGTAATACTAAGGTTTAGGTGCTATAGACCTTTTAGGGGTAAGAGGTGTTTTTTTTTTATTTTTTGTGAGATTTGACGTAATAGACGTAATGGTGTAAGAACTGAATGAAATCAATACGTTACGAGCATTCGGCAAATTACGTCTGGACATTCAATGTAATATTTCTAGGGGGGCTCCGCGAGATGAAAAGTGAAAAAATAAAAACACACTACACCCTCCAAAAGTTCTATAGGAACCCTGATTTGCTTTTTGGCATTGACTCTTGGGGTGACACTCGATATACTCGTGGTAGTTCTTTTACGGGAGTTAATGATGGTACACATTGATCAGGGAATAGCCCTGCCAACCAATCGATCCAAATATCCTTTTGGGGAGATGGAGGCGGGCGATAGCATCCTGTTTGGCATTCGCAAGCAGGCTGAAAGCTGCCGAGTGGCTGCCCTTCGTTTCACACGAGTGCATCAGCCCAAATGGGTGTTCACGCTGCGCAAGGTGGACAATGGTTGGCGCTTGTGGAGAATCAGCTAATGGCCAAGAAAGACGTCTACAACGTTCCACCGGTTATGCCGGACAAAGCACAGAAGAGAATGACCTCTGAAGTGGCCCCGTTGCGGCAGCAGCGCAGAAAGCTAACACCTAAGGAATGGACCTTTGTTACCGAGCTTGTGAGTGGAGACGGACGGGTGACCATGAAAGAGGCTGCCATAAGGGCCGGATACAAGGCCACCAGCGCTTCTGTGATGGCTTGGAAGCTTACCCACCCAGATATCAATCCGCACGTTGTAGCGGCCATTCAGGCCTATCGTGCTGAGTTGGCATCCAAATACAACACGTCCTATGAGCGCCATATGCGCGATTTGCAGACCATTCGCGACAAAGCTTTGGATGCCGGTGCATTTGCTGCAGCCGTCCAAGCAGAGTATCGTAGGGGCCAAGCCTTGGGAACGATCTATGTGGAGCGCAAAGAGATTCGCCATGGCACAATTGACAGCATGAGCAAGGAAGAGGTACAGCGCAAGCTTGACGAGCTTAAAAAGCTGTATGGTGGGCCTCCACCCACTGCCTTAATCGATGCGGACACTGGAGTTGTGATTGAAAGTGCAGCAAGAGAAAAAGATCCTGAATTTGACGCAGGAGTGGAGCAGCCTCCACCGGATATCTTTGAGCGAGATCTGGGGGGATCAGATGACACCTGAAGCTAGATTTTCGGCTAGGGTGAAAGCCGGCCTTGTCAACTGCAGCATTGAGCGCATTGAGAATCGTGTCAACCTTGGCATTCCTGATATGTTGGTTGGTGTCGGGGATGGCTTTGTTTTGGTTGAATTGAAAGTGGTTGCCAAGGGGTTAAAGGTTGGGCTGCGTCCCCATCAAATTGCTTTCATGACTCGGCACGCTGCCAAGGGCCGGCCTTGCTTTGTGCTTTTGCTTGACATGGGTAATACACTACGCCCCTCAACCATTCGCTTGTACCATGGGGGAGATGCTATGAAATTAGCTGCAGAGGGCATAAAGCTTGAGCCGCTGCGGTGTTGGCCTTCAAGGGGGATGCCATGGGCAGAACTAGAGGAAACCCTAGGTTTAGTAAAATAAATGTAAAAAAGTGTTGCAGGGTACAAAAACTTTGCTATACTGGCGATGCCGGTGCCTGATCCGGTGCTTAGAAAGGATAGAGAGATGGAACACGATGATGAGCTTATTAATGCAGCCCTTGACCAAATCTTGGCTGACGTTGAAGACAAGGATTTGACAGCGATTGAGGAATTGTTGACATACGTGCCCAGAGAAATTCTGATGGGGTTTTTGTCTAAGGTAGAAAGGATAGAGAAATGAAAAACTATAAAGTAGTTGCCCGTTCAATCCATTACATGACGGCCGAGATTCAAGCTGAGAATGAAGATCAAGCTTGGGCGCTTGCAGCAGAAATGGATGCGCTGCTGTTTAGCACAGTGTTTGATAAAGATACTTGCTGTGATTGGGAAATTCACAAGGTTGAAGAAATAGCACCAGTGCTGCGCAGCCTTACCGCTGAAGAGCTTGCTTTTGTTGACGCGTATTTGAGTGCTGTCGCTGTTGCTGAACGTGAAGATGTTGTTCGCTTTTTACGTGCGGACAGTGAAGAGCGCAGCAGCCGT